GGTCTGAAGAGGAGTTTACGTCCAGCTGCGCATAAAAATCAAGAATTATCAGAGCAATAAATTTTGAGAGAAAAATCCCACTCCACCAGCCAAAAACTGGATTGTTTTTCATAGCTGTTTGACAATTGCTCTAATAAATTATAGTTTTGCCGCCGTTTCGTAATACGACTTTGGATTCACTATTTAATGTGTCTTCAGCGTTGTAGAGCGGCTCAGAAGGAAATGAGCAAACAGGGAAACCTTATACAACGGCATTACAGCTATGCATTGCTCATCTTACACACAGCGCAATGTTGTTAGATTACCCCAGCATGGATCATGGGTGAAACAGTAGGTCAGAGCTTCAGGCTCTGTGTTGTCAATACAGTGAGGCATAATTATGGCTTTCATTCAACCAACCATCGACGACGTTAGACATTGCTCTAACGCTTTATCTGTAGACCCTGCCGAAACCGACGCTGCCCGCGCCATTGCTGAACACTACTCAAAGATATCCAATCAGGAGTACCGCATCACCCAAGACGACCTGGATGACCTCACTGACACAATCGAATATCTCATGGCAACTAACCAGTTAGACTCACAATAAATGCACTAATAAATCTATTATTTTTGTTTGATCCCTCTATAATATAGGTCAGTAATGACCGGTTTTCTCAGCCGGGCGTTATTGACCATGTCAATTCTGGAGGAGGATCAATGATAAATTATGTCTACGGCGAACAACTGTACCAGGAGTTCGTCAGCTTCAGGGATCTCTTTCTAAAAAAAGCTGTTGCACGCGCCCAACACGTTGATACAGCCAGCGACGGTCGTCCTGTACGCCCGGTTGTCGTTCTACCGTTCAAAGAAACTGACAGCATTCAGGCTGAAATTGATAAATGGACTTTAATGGCGCGGGAACTGGAACAGTACCCAGACCTCAATATCCCAAAGACTATTTTATATCCAGTGCCTAACATCCTTCGCGGTGTTCGCAAGGTTACAACTTATCAGACAGAAGCTGTGAACAGCGTCAACATGACCGCTGGCCGCATTATTCATCTGATTGATAAGGACATTCGCATCCAAAAAAGCGCGGGGATCAATGAGCACAGTGCGAAATACATAGAGAACCTGGAAGCAACAAAAGAGCTAATGAAGCAGTACCCGGAGGATGAAAAATTCCGTATGCGCGTACACGGCTTTAGCGAAACAATGCTGCGCGTCCACTACATTTCCAGTAGCCCTAACTACAATGATGGTAAATCAGTTAGTTACCATGTGCCACTGTGTGGCGTGTTTATCTGCGATGAAACTCTCCGTGATGGAATTATCATCAACGGTGAATTCGAAAAAGCAAAATTTAGCCTTTATGACTCCATAGAACCGATCATCTGCGACCGCTGGCCGCAAGCAAAAATATATCGCCTGGCAGATATTGAAAATGTAAAAAAACAAATTGCCATCACTCGCGAAGAGAAAAAGGTTAAGTCAGCCGCATCAGTTACGCGCAGCCGTAAAACCAAGAAGGGGCAGCCAGTAAACGACAACCCCGAAAGCGCGCAATAAATTATGCCCGGCATCAACCGGGCATTCTTCCATTATTCAGCCGCCACCGGTTTTAACAAGCCAGCATCAAGTAGCTTGCGAGTTAACCACTGCTGGCCTTTACCCGTTAATTGAGGCGTCAACCGTATCTGGTAGCCATCTTCATCATCCAGCACCACTTCTTTCACCGTGAAATACCCCGCGGTGATGTACTGCTGGAACGGCACATTTTTACGTCCGCCGGACGCAATCAGGATGCCGTTCTCCCGTAACCAGGCAAACAGCGCGTTTTGCTTAAGTCCAACAACCTTTGCAAAATTCCCAATCAGGATCCCTTTAGCTACTGATACCCGGTCGGCAAAATCGACCTTGGGGGCTGCGGCCACCAGTTGTTGATTTAGCTGGTGGGCCTTCTGTTCCAGTAGCTGCTTTTGTTCAGCCAACTCGGCAGCCAGGCGCAGAGCTTCTGGAAGCGTCTGGGGGATTGCAACCGGTTGCTGTTCTTTTTGCCGGAAGTAGCTGTCTTCCAGTTTTTCAAAGAATGCCCATGCCTGATCGGTTTCGAGCATTTTAGCGTGGCGGGCTGCGCCACGCTCCGTCCAGAGAGTGAGGTGCTTTGCTCGCGGTGCGACTAAGTTACTTTGAGTAACCTTGTCCTTCAATTCTCTTAATTTTGAACCAGTTAGTAGAAAGTAATGTTTACCTTCCTCAAAGCGATCAGCATTACGCGTATAGTTAACTTTGATGTTATTAGTTTCGGTTCCATACCCCTTAGCAAGAGTTTCGGTCGTTACGACGCGTACTCCCTGCCATTCCAGAACGGGAATTTCATCAGGCTGATTTTGAACAACCACCAGCTCTGATTCCTGAACTGAAGGTGCATGAACTTTTTCTGATTTAACGTTAGTAGCTTTCATTCTGTGTGCCTCCTTGCGTGTTTCGGCTGCGACGGTTGCGTAATTCAGATGCCCCTGTTCGAGCAGGTATTCGCGGATATCAGACAGCAGGATACGGTGAACCGCGTTCTTGTCCTTTCTCCTGTAGAGTTGTTTGGTGATCATGAAGTAATTGGCTATAACACCGGGAATATCCCTGGTGCTGATACAGATTGTGTGCTGTTCAATTGCCTCGATCATCTCTTCACGGGTGACTAATGACGTTCTCATAGCCCCTCCTGAACAGAAGCGTTAACAGGGAGGCACCAGTAACTGAGAGAATTGCGCGAGTCAGTAGAAAAGCGTGCGGAGAAAATGCAGGGAGCATCCGGAAGCTGAGAACGTGCCTCATCTTCTGTTGTTGCGATAACGAAGTGATAGTGACGTTTCTGGCAGGAGTAAAAGCGCCAGATAAATTCAGGATGAGTTGGGGTAGGGATAGTAGCCATAATGGCAGCCTCCTTTGACTAAGTTAAGGAGCTACCGCGTGAGGTCTCAATCTCAATGGCGGTAGCACTGACTGGGTTGAGACTACCGGCGTCAAAGGGAACCGGCCTGCCTTTCGGCAGCCCAGCCAGCACTACCATTGATCTCTGAGCTAAACGCTACGTATGGCTGTGCGATGGCATGACACAAAAAAAGACGCTTTCGGCGTCTGTGTCGCCTTTGACATTATCCGGGGTCTCAATCCCGGCACCCGTTTTAATGAGGTGCCTGATAAGCATAAACCGAAAATGCCTCAAGGCGCAAGATGTCAGGTTCAATGTAACATCGGCAGTCAAAAATCACAATTTATTAGAGCAAGTGTTTATTCATTAAGCCATGCCAGAGCTTCATCAACCTGCGCTTCGTCTTCGACGCTTAGCACCTCATCCTGGGGAACATAATCCGCCAGCATAGCGAAACAATATGTATCCCAATGGTCTGGTGAGTGCAGGTTGAGCTTTTTCTTCATGTCTTCCTTAGTCATCACCCGCCATTGACCTGCGGAGTTAATCCCTACAGGGATTTTCGACGCTTCCTCAATAGTTTCATTACCCTTATCCAGTCTCATACGACCAGATTTTACGGCCTCTGCGGCTTGAACGTTGGCATAAGCACGTTTATCAAAGTACAGGCTCTTATCTTCACGGCTATGCATCTTTTTACCCCAGCGTATACGCTGTACGGTAATACCATAATACTCGTACATCAGATCCGCCGTTGCTTTACCCAGGCCATCGCCGTCTATCGCTATGGTGATATTTGGGAATCGCTCAGGATTGCATTCTGCGAAAATTTTGGCGGCAAGCTGCGTTTCTGTAACGTCTGTGTATTCCAGCATTCGATAGTTGATTACACGGCGTTTATTTCGCTGGCCGGACACCATCATGATATTGATAACGGACTTATCCCGTCCCGTACCACCAGCAACGTCCACACATGCAAGCCAGCCCCATCCTTTTGCAATCTTGACTTTCCGCCGCGTTGCACGTTCAACCTCATCACGTCCAAGAAGGAAGCCATCCTGTGATTTAGGGAATAGGCCGCGTACCTTAATCATGTACATAGGGTTATCACGCCCGCCGTACTCCGCCAGCTTCATTTTGATAAATGCTGGCGTTACCAACGGTGATTCCTCACTGTTAAGCGTGATCGCCGTATAAACGCCATCAGGGTTACCAGGACGCTTGGCCAGTTTATGGTGTGTATCGTAGAAATAGCCGCTTGGGCGTGTAGGCTGTGACAGCAATAAGATGCGGTTATCCTGTCCGGTAAGAGCACCGGTGATGATACCGAAAGCTCTATCACTGACACCGGAGGCTTCATCGATAATATACAGAAGATGATCTGCGTGTTCACCGGCGAGAGCTTCTTCACTTCCCAGACGAAAGCCCTTCGGTACTACAGTCCATACACCTTTACCAGTAACCTCATAGAAAGCGGTTTCTGTCAGAACAAAATAATCAGCAAGCCATGGAAAACGGCTGGTGGCAGTAGCCCAGTTTATCTTGATGTACTTGAATATACCGGTCATTACCTGCTGAATTTTGTTCGCAACGATAATGGCTCGGGCACCGGGATACATGATTATGAACAACATGATCATGATAGAAGTCATGTCTGATTTCCCGGTACCGTGGCCAGACGAAACAGATGTCTTGCTACCCTGTTCCTGCACAGACTCAATAATCAGATCCTGCTGCCAGGTAGGTGTTTTGCCGAACAAAACATCAGCGGCAGCAATCCAGTCATAACGATATAGCGCCACCAGCTCGCGCCAACGTGGATCCGTTACGCAACTTCTGGCCATTAATCATCATCCCCGTATAGCTTGCGGGTAACTTCTTCGTCTTCCTCCTCGTCTTCGTCCAGGTCTTGTTCCAGCCATGGTTCGTTTGATACACCTTCAGTATCAACATCTCCATAACCGCCTGTATCAACGATATCGGCGATTTCTTCCCTACGTTGCTCAATCCACAATGCAGCATCGGCGCGGCGGTTGGCGGCCCGTTCTCGCGCAACTTTGTCCAGATCTTCAAGAGAAGGGCCACCGACGGCAGTTTGCCTTTCCTCATCATCGGTATTTGTCTTAGGAGCACGCAGATCGGCTTTGATTTGCTCCAGCATCAGGGGCGGCACTTTCCCGCCATGCGCCTCGATGAATTCAGCTGCTTCCAGCACTGACCAGTTATTTTCACGCTTTCGTTCGTATGCCAGCTTAACAATGCCAGCTTGCCCCATAGACAAAGCGTGCTTTTCCGCCTCCCGGCTTTCTTTTCGATAGTTATTCCGGATGCTGTAAATGGTGTTGATCAGGCTGCTTATCTGCGCGGAACAGCTGTTTAGCATGCTCGCGATACGGTATTCAGGCGGAGTACCTTCATCATCGTCTTTTTGCTGATCGCGCATTTCCTGCACCAGGCGAATACACGTATCCCTGGCGTTCTCCAGCATAAGGAGATGAGAAAGAGACTTTTCAAGAAGAGTGGTTTCCAGAACATCGGCCCCGGACCGACGCAACATAGCGCGCGCGGCCTTCCGCGCTTCAACGTTATCTATCAGGTAATCGCCAGCTTCGAATTCAAAGCGTTCACCATCATCATCCAGGGTGTCGCGTTCCAGGCGATCACGTAAGGTACGGTGGGCGCGGGTGATCACGTCATGATCATCTGAACGATCATTTATGCGCTTATTTTGGCGCTTCGCATTCTCGACTGCGGCACTGACAACGGCATTAACTCTCTGTTTTTCCGCTATTTCAGCCGCAATATGATCACCTGCATGTTGATCATCAGAGTGATCAATGATCATGCTTTTTAGTGGCTTCCTGACTGGCTTATTTGGCTTGCGGCTGTCCGCAGTCCTGGTGTCTTCTTTGAAGGCACGGAGATAACGACGTGCGGTATTAGGGTTAAGATTAAACTCGGCGGCATACTGCGCGATGGTGTAACCACCATCTCGCGCCAGGCGAGCAAAATTCTTCTTGTGATCGTCCCAGGTCACTTATGCTTCCTTTCGTAAAAACTCTTTTTGACGCGAGGGTAACGAAAGTCACATGTCAAAAGGCCCGGAACGGGCAAGCAATCAATCAGATACGTGCGGATGTGGCATTACCGTAATGACGGTGCTGACGGGCCACCTTATTGAAAAAGTTGACGCGCCATTACCCAAGGCTGGTGCTCCCGGCGTTCCTTTTCGTCCTGCGTCATATAGAGTTCGTTCTGGAGTTTTTCATCAAACCGGCGCGGAGCGCGGCTACGGCGAAAGAATTCAGGATTCAGAGAGTGGATCTGAAATCTACGTGGGCGTGTACTGTCATCAATCAAAACAGACGAATACTTAGACACAGCGATAGCCTTTAAGCGCAGATAAACATCGCGCTTATCGACATCCAGATGCGGGTATTCCTTTTCAAGAATTGCTGCGAGTTCTTTCGCTGATAGAAGAGATTTAGTGCGGATCATGTAATCCGCAATCTCGTACGATGTTATTCGTGAGTGATTTATTTCCATGAAGTGGCGTCCCTGCCAGTTAAGTAACATCCTGTCACCTACTGATTAGCCCATGTCAACTAATCAACGTGGAATATAATACCCTCGATTAAAGAAATAGCAATACATTAGAGCAATTTTATCTAACGCTCGACGAATGACTTGTGATAGCGCCGACTCCAAGCGCGTAATCAAAGAACAATCGTTGATGCATCGCCAGCCTACCGTGCGTCTTCTCCCAATTATCGCGGTCACGCTCAATATCACGCTGGCATGACTGGCACAGAGGAATAGCACAAATGTCATGCGCGCATAATCGACTATGACGAACGATATAAGGCGTAATGTGAGCGCCAGCTCCCGCAGCTCCACAGCCACAGCATGGACGGGAAGCCACAAAATCCATGTACTCGGGCAATTTTAGCGATTGAAGTTTTGGTATTTTGAAATGCGCCATGCCAGGGTCGGCGTCAACATCCACAGGGCATACTTTTGCACGCATCGGCGCGGCGCGTTCTTCCATCATCTGAACATATGCTGTAGCGCGATCGTCATACGGGCGAATATCCGCCTCTTTCAGAGGTCCGCTATCCTGCGGAGTAGCCTTCATCTTATTTATTGATATGCGGCAGACTTCTTCCGGCATCAGGTGCATCATGTTGCGCATGAAAGCCCACCAGCACAGCTCCTGAATACTTAAATCATGGCTATTTGAAAGGCCCATTTCCTGACGGGCGACATCCAGTATCCAGTTAACGCGATTATTGTGCAGCGTTTCTTTCAGCTCATTAAAACCACGCATCCGATAATGGTTATCGTGATGCCAGCACAACAACACCGCGCTATTGTCTCGTTCAGCGTGGACAATATGGTTGTCACACCAACTACGATAACTGCGGCCTGGCATTGACCCTCTTTCCTACGCAACCACGCCACCAGCGCGTCAATTCCACCAATACGGCGAAACAGTTCATCGCTGTTAAAAAACGGCTGCAACGCCTCATTTGTTGCCATGGTTTGCTCGGTAACAACGAGGCCGTCTTCCATGTGCTCAATTAACTCACGCGGCACCGGCTCCATAATAAATTTACGGCCAGCCTCCACCAGCTTTCTGACCTCCTGATCCACTTTGAACGTGGCGAGGCCAAGCTCTTTCTGTACAAAGGGAGTAATTACGGCTTTCACATCACACCTTTAATCACTGATTGGGCTTTATCTGCTGCCCGGCATTCTCTGTTTAAGCACAACCATTTCCTGACGGCATAACACAGCAATAGCGGTCCTGACTCCAATTTGCTTACCAACCAGGTATTGCTTTACCTTGCGGCGACTCACGCCATCAAGAAGCATCTTTAACGCTTCACGGGACAATTTGTTGTATTTGCGTGCCATTAATCTACTCCGCAGAACCATACAATCTACGTAACGTGTCGGCGACAGAAGATACAGATATCTCGCCAGTCGCAGCGCCTACAGTAAGGTCTGCCAGTTCAGGTGAATCAAATACCTGCACCCCGTTACGGCGTAGAAATAGCAGCGCGCTGTTTAGCGCGGTACGCTTATTGGCATCATTGAATATATGCCCTCTCGCTGTAGCCACCAGGTAGGTGGCGGAGACTTCGAAAAGGTCGGTGATCTCTTCGTAGGCAACTCTGGCCTGAACTCTCCCGATAATGGCCTCTGCCCTACCCGGATCAGACATTCCCGGCAGGCCGCCGTAGCGGCTTATATTCGCATCATGAAGCGCAATAAGTTCTTCCGGTGATATATGCCTCATTATCGGTTAACCAGTTCCTTGTTGGTGGAGTCCAGGGTGTCAAACAGGGATGCAAATTCAGCATCCAGCGCCGCTTTTTTGTAGGCTTCGAAAGTAGCCTTGCTGACAATTACTGCTGGCTCACGGCCTCTGCGGGTGATTTCAACCTCTTCCCCGGCTTCAACATTGTTGAGCACTTCAGAAAGGTTGCCACGCGCGGTACGGAAGTTAATGGATTGCATAAACACCTCGTGTACTCGTTATGTGTACACAAGTATAAACTTCACAAGCATAAAGCACCAGCTCTTTGCAGCTTAAATCACCGGGCAATCATCAAATTCCCCACTCCTGGCATCGTTAATGATGTATGTGATTACCCCGAATATGGCCTGACTCCCGGAATAGCTGCTGTCATCATCATCTGGCAGTGACTCACGTCTTCCGCTTTCCAGATCCTCAAGGTGTGGGCGAGGATGCTTGCGGTATCGCTTTACGCGAAATTCTCCCTCTACGGCACATATGAGTAGAGAACCATCCAGTGGTGGAAGAGATGAATCAACCACCAGCATTGCACCTTGCAAAATCCCCTCACGGAGATGTGAGCAGGCGGCCCGCATGAAATATGTTGCGGTTGGTCGTTTGATGAATTGTGCGTCAAGCGAAATTCTGCTTTCAGCAAAATCGGCTGCTGGTGATGGGAATCCCATTATACGCCCTCCTAAATACTGTGTTTATATACAGTATATCGCTAAAGGGCGCATTTCATGCAAGTCAGAATGTATTTTTTAGCTGGTGGTGATATAGCTTATTGAAAAGGCTTATTTTTGTGGATCTGCCTTTTGATATACCGGATCACTTCCTTTTGGTAGTTTCACGCTCTGCTCGCGGTAATAACGTAGTCTTTCCATGAAATATGCACGCAAGTGCTCAGGTTGTTCCCTGGCCACCTGTTCCGCTATGACTGGTATGTTCAATCGCTCTTTGTACGCCACACCGCTGGCAGCCAGATCTACGTTAACCTTATCCCGTTCTTCCTGACTTTTGGCTGCAATATTCCAGTCGCTCATGTTTAAGGCTCACATTTCCAGATGGTATTCTGAACACCCGAACCGGGCGCAAGATGAGGGTTAGCGTTCGCGCTATGCTGATATACGGCTTTAGACTTTCCGTATTGCTGGCAGGCTTTATCCGCTGTTTTTTGCAGGCTATCCAGGCCATACCAACCATCTGACTGGATGCTAACCTTTTCTCCGTCATTGTATTGCACCATAGCACACCCAGACATAGCCAACATCGCACCGACAATAACGCTTTTACCTAAAAATCTACGCAACATATACAAAAATCCCCTCTGTGAATTGAGGGGATTTTAGCATGGTGATCAGATATCAGCTTTATCCGGAATTTAATCAGCCTCCAGTGGCAATAACGCCTTAGCCATTTCATGAACCAACATGGCATCAATGACACCTAGCGTATGCCCCGGTTTAATGTTTAATGCCGCTTCAAGATGACTCCTTTCCAGACCGCTTTTCTCGGCTTGTTTATGACGATCTGGTGTAATAACTTCGCCCAAAACGCGGCTAATTCTTTCCCGTAATTGCTGGGTGCCAGCACACTTGATCGCTGTATCGTGGAGGCGGTTAACCAGTTCACGGTAAACATGCGGCTTAATTCGAATCCGCTCTCCGGGGAAGCCCCCCTTCCCTGGTGCTTGCGCCGAACTATCCGGAATATCCGGATAGTTGCCAGCCTCGTAAGCTACCCGCAGCCAGTGCATGAATGTTTCAGTGGACACACAACCACAGTCCACATCGATTTTCCCGCGTTGCTGTTCCAGCCACTGCTCAAAATTCAATCTACACGTATTGCTTTCATGTTGCTCTTTTTGTCTCAAGGCCAGCATCTGCTGGGCTATTTCCAATACTTCATCTGCCGTATATCCAGCACCGTGACCATACATTTCGATACGGGAAATAATCTCTGATATGCGCTCTTCAGTGATTCTGGTCATTTCTTTTTGCGCCATTTCTTTTCACATTCCTTAGTCCATTCTTCAATGTTCATTTTGGCAATATCAGTCATTCCATCACCTAAGAAATACTGTTTCCGGCAATATTCTTAAAGAATTAAACAGCAGGATGAACGAATGGTCGTATGCATTGGCAGTACAAGACATGCAATCCATATAATTAAAGTCATAGCCTGCGGCTGCCGCCCATAATGGGCGGTCAAGAAAATGTTTTAGTGTCATCATATAAATTTAAGGTTCAGACCAGTTATCTTCAATAGCAATGCTTAATCTTTGTAGCCATTCTGCTAATTTCAGCATTGCTTCTCTTTCGCTTAAACCACGAGGAAAATCATCAAGCGAAATTGTTGGCTTGAATCCCCCGCAATTATCCATTTCAACTGTCAGATTTTGTTCCAGCACGGTATTTCTTACGCGGCTATTGTGCCGGAGCAAATATACTGAGCGTGATTTATTGGTTTTGTGGTCTAGCTTATATTCGGTAAGTATCATCTGGCTTTTGCCATGATTATTACCTCTCCACATACTTACCTCACTTAATAAAACAACTCCATGCGTAGTTGATGATTTTTTCCCACGTAATATAAATCTGCACTCCGGCAGTAAAACCAAAGCCAACAATTGCTGAAAAAATCAAAACATTTACTTTTGACATTATAAATTTTCTCTCGGTGTCGTAGGTGATAGCACCATAATTGATAATTTAGTGAGTTAGCAGTTCCATTTTTTTGATGATTTCCGCATGAGCATCATCGTTATCAACACTTAGCTCGTTTAATGCTTCTCGCACTACATCAACTTCTTCAGGCTGAAAGAAGTCGTCGCGGTAATCACCAAATAGAACCGAAACCAGCCTGCCACCAGCAACATCAAGATTGGCGCTAACAGGTGGCTCTTTGCCATCCTCAAATTCGACTACAAAAGTTAATTTTCCCATCGTTACCCCCAGAAGATAAAAATAGCGGCAATCGCCATAGCTACGCCTACAATCGCAAATGCTTCAGGCCAGCTTATTACCTCACCTCCAGTCTCCATACCGCCTGACCAATCCGGCTGGCATGGGTATCTTTGGATACTGTTCTATCTTTAGCCATCTCCATAAGAATTTTGCGCAAATCTGCCGAACGCCATTCTTCATCAGGAAATTCCTTCTCCATTGCCAACCGCAGATTCCAGGTTGCCATCCTGAATGGATATTTCCCGCCGAGAGCTTTATCTTGCAGAGCAGCCCGGGAACGCATCACCTGCAAAACCTTCTCTTTTACATCCATCATTTCGCCTCCTGCGGCGGTTCTGGTAGAGGCATCCAGTGAGTTACATGTGCCCCGTAATGATTCCAGAACGACGCAACTGGCGCACTGTCTCCATCAGGGACAACCCAGTAATCGTGATGAACTTTATTATTAAGCCCATCAAACACCAGATACTCTTTACAACTT